ACTGAGGAAATGCGAAAAAAGCTCTTTACAAATCCCGGAAATGTGGTATAATGACTGAGCTTTGGGATCGTAGCTCAGCTGGGAGAGCGTTCGGTTCGCATCCGAGAGGTCGAGGGTTCGAATCCCTTCGGTTCCACCAAAAGGTTCAAATCCGAACTCGTTATTTTTCATCAAGCACACGTTCGGGTTTGTCGTAATAGTTGAGGAAGTAGGTTAATTGCTTGCTTCCTCATTTTCTTTCTTGTACTGCAAGGTTGACAGTCCAAGCAACGCACCGAGGAAAGTATCGACTGCGGTAATAGAACCTACAATCTGCTCCCCATAAGGGAATCCCCAAATGCCAGCCAGCCCGAAGTAAAGAGTACCAAGAGCCGGAAGTACGACCTGTGCAATGAATTTCAGCACATCATAGGTCTTGTTTGTGAGCTTCATGTTTTCACCTCCTTAAATCCTATTAGCATAATCAAGAGAAATCCATCCGAGACCGCTCTTGAGTTTGCCCCACTTTGTAGCACCTGTCCCGGTGCTTTCTTCGACAATGGTATAGCAACCAAAGTCTGTGATAGTAGACACCACCTCAGAAGCCGTTGTAGGCTCTCTACGAATGTTCAGAACATCAACTGTAATCTTGACTACATAAGGTTCAAAAGCCTTTTCTGAGGGCTTCTGAGGGCTTACAGAGGGTGTCTGTGTGCCTACATACTTATCGTAGTAGCTCTGACCGTAAGAAGCTCTCTTTTCCTTCACGGCATCTGACATATCAGCCGGACGTTCAAATCCTGTGAGAACAGAATCGGAAGCCTGTTTGACAGAGGTAGCGGTTTTCAATGTTCCGATCACAGAGGAATAACCCTGTAATTCTTTCCACATGAAATCCAACTGCATATCAAGATCACCGATAGATTTCTTTGCCGCTTTTGCAAAATTGAGAAGACCTTCTTTGCGACTCCAAAACGTCCACTGAACGAGACCGTACCCGGCAGAGTCATGAACAAAGTTTCCATACGTACCGTTGTCAACGGCGGCGGTATAGGACTCATCATTCATTCCGAGCGATTTCTCATAGGCGTTTTGAAGGTTCTTCGGGTTCAAGCAACTCTCAGCGAAAAGATTTCCCATGAGTCCGGCGGTTGCAAAAGCATTGAGTCCTTTCTTTGTCAGATAGTCCCAAATATACTTTGCAACGTCTGTGACAGAAGCCGACTCTTCCTTCTTCACTTCGGGTTCGCTTCCTACAATGAAAGCTTCAAACCCGGCGGCTTTCAGTTTCTCCACAAGTGCTTCCGCATTTGCTTTGACGGAGAACGCACCGCACTGAACCCGGTAAATCACAGAAGAGGTTTCTTCCTTCGGTGCTTCGGCGGTTTCTCCTTTGAGCTGTTCCGTAACCTTTGCCGCCAAGTCACCAAGCCTGTTGTAAAGCCAAGTTCCCGGACAACTCTTGTTTGCGAACCATCTGTGAACCGTGATAATCATTTCGTCAGAAGCCGGGGTGTAGTTCAAGGTCTTATCCTTGTCACCAAACCAAATGAGCTTCTTCTTACCGTTACGCTTGCAAATATCAACACAGAGTTTGATAAGGGTTGCATAAACGGCATCATTCATAGCATACGGTTCAGAAGTACCACTCGCACACTCAATCGTGACCGCTCTCTGATCGTTTGCGTTACTGGAAGTACACCACGAACGGTTCTTCTCTTCAACGTACATTCCGACTCGCCCGGTCTTGTCGATACCATAGTTGCTGGAAGCTTGTGTAGAAGTCTTTTCAAACCACTCTCCGAGACTTTCTGCTGTACACTGACCGACTACACAGTGAGGGGAAATACGATCAATGGCGTGAGTTCTTGCCCCCGAGTTATTAGGGGAGAGGTTCTTATGAACCACTAAAGGACTGTTTGTATAAGCCATAATACCCAACCTCCTTTCATTTCTTTATTTCTTCTTTCAGAGGTAATTTCTCTACCTCTTGCATAATTCTTTTCGCTGTTCCGTTTCCACCGAGTTCTTCATAAGGAAGGAAAAGGTAGTCATGAAGATTTTCATAATCATCTTTTGAAACCCATCCTTGTTTTATGTAGTACTCGCCAAGGTAACAAATGCGATCATGAGCAAGCCCTCTCAGCATTTTTCCTTCGGCAGATACCTTATCGCTCTTCTTGTCTTTTCTTTGCATCATTGCTGTGACAAAAGCCCAAAACCCTGTACTGGCGAAGACGGAGACAACGATTGTCGTAATCGTTTGTGAATCCATTTTCTTGTCCTCCTTTCCATTAAAATAAGGAGAGCCGGGAAACCGACCCTCCCTTGTGTCTTACTCGTCAATGAGGGCTTCCAGCTCAAGGTCAATCAAGATTTCTCTGACCTGTGGCTTAATGACTTCGGGGAGCTGAGAATAAATTCTCTTACCCTTAATAATCAATGCTACATAGATTACTGCCATGTTTTTCACCTCCTTGTCGTGTATGAAAAATAAGTAGTGTTTGAAAAGTTTGATCGCCACCATCGGTTTACTCTTCCTCAAGTGCCTTTCTAACTTCTTCTCTGATCTGTTCGGGAACATCATCAAGGGTTTTAAGACCCTTCTTAATAAGTGCAACATAGATTTTCACCATAATTACATACCTCCTACGATCATTTCATAGACCTCGGCAAGTCCCACCTGTAAATCGGTGATACTGTCGTTGACCTCTTTCTTGTCCTTCTCGGACTGCGGTTTCTCTTTAATGACAAACCAATACTCATCACCGTACTGCTTGTTGAGAATGAGTTCAGCATCTTCAAGAATCTGAACTTCCCCGGACTCAGAATCGGTGATTTCAACATGACTGAGTTTTCCAGCAAAAACAGAATCCTCAATCTTTGTTCTTGAAACGAAGTTGTCACCATTGAGACCAAGGTTTTTGATCTTCGTTCCGTCAGAGAGTTTGACTGTGTACATCTTTTGTTACCTCCTTTAACTGGTTGAACAATGTATCCATATTTTTACGTTGTTGCTTGCTCATAATCTTGTAATGATTTCTGAACCAAGCTTGAAACCAATTCGTGAATTCAAGAGTTGTCATTCGTGGCGCAAGCTTCTTCATTTTTCTACGCATGACCGTAAGCCTTTTCGGGTGAATCTTTTGAATAATTCTTCCTGTATCGGTCAAGCTGTACTGGACTTGAAGAAATCTCCAATAGTCGGAAAGCTTACATATTCGGGTCTTGTTTGTATTTACGGTGATACCTATTGAATCAGCAATCTCTATGATCTCTTTCAAAAGTTCCTCTAAATACTCTTTGCTCTCATGGATAGCGTAACTATCATCCATGTACCGGGCGTAATACTTGACTCCTTTTACGATCTTTACATAGTTATCAATCGGAATAGGGTAAGAAATGCCGGAAGTCTGAGCAACTTGGTCTCCGATATTGAGGTGCTTTTTCAGTATCTTTTCGCCTGTGCGTAAGTAGTGAGGAATCTTCTCATATTCGATAGAGTTGAAAACAGTAGCCATACTGTCTTCAAATTCCTCGTCTGTCATGTACGACACATCGACTTCTGATTTCTTAATGGTTTCACGTAGAACCCACATTGATAAATCGTCTGAAACATACTTGTCGAAAAGATTTATCAAAACGTCATGACGAATGTTGTCATAATATTTCGAGAAGTCGATTAGAAGTATGTAACCGTCATTACTTCCGTGAGTTCTGTAATACCGTTGCAAGTGGTAGATTAACCTACGCCTTGTGTAATCAATTCCTTTTCCCACTTGGCTTGCGCCATTATCAGAAATCAAATATTTCAAAGTACTTTGGTTCAGCACCTCATCACAGAGGGAATGTTTTACAACCCTGTCTTGAATCTGCTCACCGTGGATAACTCTTGCTTTTCCACGTTCATGAATCACGAATTCGGTTGAGGGAAGAAATTGATAAGTCCTGTTTTTCAACTCTTCCTGTATCTTTGATAATTCCAACAGGTAGTTCATTTCAAACCGCTGAACCGTAGGTTTCCAATCACTACCTTGTTTAGCTCTGAGGAAAGCGTCATAAAGAGCATTTCCATCAAATATCTCACGTTGATAGCAACTTAGGCTCTCGTAAGAGGTTGCATCGTGTTTAGCATTTACCATAACTGGAAGGACTACCCCTCCTTTCTCTGACAACCGAGACGATCAAAAGTCGTTCATTTAACGGTTGTATCGAAATCCGGGCGAACGCCATTAGAGTTACTGGCGTTGTTATTGTTCGCATTACCGTTGTTGTTCACATTGGCAAAGTTAGAAGCGGAATCAGAGATAGCCCCTTTGAATTTGTTATCTGATTTTCTCCATCCTTTAATGAGGTTGATTTCTGTCTGTATATCCTGTCCGAATTTCGTATAAACATTTACGTCTACCGGGAGTGTTTCAATAGCATATTGAAGCTCCTGTGTAAGCCTGTAGCACTGTCCTAAAGCTTCGTCTTGGTGTATTCTTCTCTGAGTAAGTTCTTCCGGGAGAGTAGGATATATGCTGTTTGCTATGAAAACGTGTTTTGTGATTTCACGTAGACAATCAACAATCACTTTCCTCTCATCCTCTATGAACCATTCATCAAAGGCTTCGTACCGTTTCTTGAGCTTGTCATAGTGTGCTTTCTGATCGTCAGAAAGATTTTCATAAGGCTTATTTCCAAAGCGGTTATTGAGCCGTTTTTCGGACTTCTCAAAGCTATATCCGAAATCCCTAAGAAGCAGATCGGTAATGTCACGTCTCAATTTGTACAGGTGGTGGAAAACTTCAAATTGAGAAGCTTTCCTTTTACTTTTCA